TAGTATCTTCTACAATCCAGCTTTCAAATACTGTTAAATCATCTATTCCCATGCTATGTTCTAAAGTAGCATTGTTTTGATTACCGTTCTTAAAAAATAATTCTGCTGCCCTTCTAACAGTATCTTTTGAAAAGTAAACATAAAACATATCTTCACCTTTTTTTCTAAATATTGGCTTGTTAGGTATTAAAGCTGCTCCCATAACAATTCTTTTTTCTTCATCTACTTTTGCTAGTTTTACTTCTTGTTCTGCTAATGCAATAAAATCACTTTCTATTGCTGGATTCTCTACGATTGAAACTGCATCTATTCCAGTTACTTCGTTTTCTTCATCTAATATTAATTCTACTATATTCATTTTATTTTGTTTTAAAAAGTTGCTGTGTCTACTATTGCATTATCTAATTGTTGTTGATTTGTTACTGCACCTGCTACTACAAAGGCTTGCACTGGCCCTTGTTGCCCTACTGCTTGTGCTATTTGGTTTACTCCTGAATTTCCTACTACGTTAAAAGAAGGTGGTTGGCTTCCTCCACCAACAGAAGGTGCACTTGCACCACCTCCACCTCCACCGCTTGGCCCTTTAACTTGGTTAACAATTTGTTTAGCCTTAGCGACAGCATTTAAAACTGCAGCAATTTGAGTTGCATAAAAAATAGGGAAAGCAAATGCCGCACTTGCGCCTGTTCCTGCTGCTGATTTCTGTGCTATTTCTAAACCTTTTGCAAAACCAACTCCTGTTGTTAATAATATATCTGCAAGTGCTGCTGTTTTACCAATTTTAGTTCCTTCTCCTGCTATTTGAGATATAGCTTCATTAATTTTATTTAAGTTATCTAAATCTTTTTGTCTAAACTTTTCTCTAATTGCATTTATTTGTTCTTCTTGTGTTTCTGTTAATGCTTTTTCAAGTTCTGCATTGCCCTGAGCTAATTCAAATTTCTTGTCATATTGTTGCATTAACTTAAATATCTCTTGTTCTTCTGCAGTGTTTTGTAATTCCTGTAAAAGATTAAATTGAGCATCTTCTCTTTTTATTTCTTCATCTATTAACTTTTGTTTTGTTGCTGCTATTTCTTTTAATCTAGCAACTTCTTTTTCATCATTAGCTTTCTGTGCTGCTTCAATTTGGTTGTTTATTGTGTTTAATTCTCTCTGTAATGTTCTTGCAATATCTGCCCTTCTTGCAACAAGTCTATTTACAGCAGCCCTAGCTTCTGCTTCTTTGTCTAAATTTTCTTTATTGGTTCTGCTAAAAGTATTTTCTAAAATCTGCGCATCCCTTCTTAGAACTAAAGCTTCTTTTTCTTGATTTAAAAGTTTATCTTCTAATCTCTGAGCTTCTAATAGAGCTTGCTTTCTTTCTTCTGCGCTAAACTCATCTTCTTGTCTTGCTTTTAACCTTAAAAGTGCAATATCACTTTCTAGCTTACTTCTGTCAACTAGCAACTTCCTTTCAATTTTATCTGCCTTTGCTCTCATATCGGCAACTTGTGCCGCCAATTTCATTTCTTCTTTTTGCTCTACTATAAATTCTTTTGTTGCTTCTGTTGCTTCTTCTACTTTTTCTGTAATATTTTCAACTCCTAAAAAGACTTTTGCGTTTGCATTTATAGCAACTTTTCCAGCTTCTGCAAATTCTCCTTTAAATAATAAATTAACTGCTTTAGCTAATTGAGGAATTAACTCCAGCATGCCTTCAAGTCTAGTAGTGATGTTATCTTTAATTAAATTACCAAAATCTCTTAATGCTTGTTGCGGATTTTCAAATGCTGCAATTAATTTTTCTCCTAAATCTGCTAACAAATCAACTAAGTTTCCAATGGCAGCTCCCATAATTGTTGTAAGTTTATTAAACTTATTTTGGCCCTCTTCACTTGAAGCAAATGCAGCAGTCAATGAACCTAATGCAACAATTAATGCTCCTATACCTGTTGATATTATGGCAAACTTCATTGATTTAAAACCTAAATTAACTGCCTTAATTGATTTTAAAGCTCCTCTGAACCCTGAAATTAGACCACCAGTAAATTTATCTCCAACAGCAGCAACACCATCTAAACTTCCTTCAATGTTTTTTGATTCTTTATTTGTTTTTTGAACATCTGTGTTGAGTTGTTTGACTTGATTGTCTAATTTTTCAACATTTTTTTGTGATTGCTCAGTTTTTAATATTAGCTCTAATACTTTTGTTTGCATCTCTTAAATTTTAATTGTTCTAAACCCTCTTTAATAGTTAAAGGAACTTTGTTTTTACCTAGTGCTATATTAATATTCTTATCATATATTTTATGTTCTTTGCAGAACTCTAATCCTTCTAATAGTACCTTTATCATGTTGCTTCACTTAATAGTTCTAAATCTGTTTCTCCGCTTTGTAGCTTAGTTGTCATTTTGTTAATAGTGTACAAATTAGTACCTACTATAATTTTATCATCCAATGAAAGTTTTAATAATACTCTTAAAGGCAAAACACATTTGAACTTGCATAGTCTAGTTTTTACATTGAAAACCCTTTGTATGTAGCTTTTATAGTAAAGTTCAAATAAACTGTTTGTTATTCCTGAATAATTTCTTAATGAATATTCGTTAATTTCATTTCCAAAATTTAAATCAAAATTTGCTTTAGTTTGTGTTGGTGTAGTTGTATTAGTGTTTGCAGGCATCCAAAATTTATTTAATGAAGTTCTTGTTCCTGCATCAGGTAAACCTCCATCTGTTGGCCTTAAACTATCGACAAAATTTATTTCACTATCTGAATTTGTGATGGTTACATTATTCGCATAAAACAAAAGAGGTGCGCCTAATGATGGTTTTAGGTCTTCATCTAAGTGTAGACCATACATAACTTCTGTTGATGCTGTACCTCCAAAAGTTAACCTCTCAAATATCATGTGTTCAAATGGTGCTTTTATGTTATATTTTTTTGTTGTGTTCCCACTTGAAAAGAAATCTAATGAACCAAATTTTCTGTTATTTGTATTTAAGAATTGTTGTGCTAAAATTGTTTTTGGTTCAGGATATTCAAATTTAACTTCACTAAATGGTAAAGTAGATTCAATTGTATGTTCATCAGTTTTAATATATTCAGTTAGGTTTAAAACATCTCCACCACCGTAAAAATTATTTAATGATTTAACTACAATTTCATTTTCATTATTAACAAAAGCAGTCAGATTATGCATTTTAAAAAGGCCTTTTAGAAAATCAACTACTTTAATTTTTGGTGTTTGGTCAGTCATATTAATTGCGCCACCTGTTGGTGTCAAATTTGTTGCTGTACTTGTGAAAACTGCTGTTTTATTTTCTCTTACTTGTTGTAGTTGTATAACTCCACTTGATGTTATAACTGGTCGCCTGTATAAAGTGTTTCTATTAATAGTAATTTCACTTGCAAATTGAAATGTTGAACTTGCATTAATTACTGGATATATTGGAATAATTGCAAAAGCATAAGGAAAATCATTTGGAAAATCTAAACTCAAAGTTAGTGTTTGAACTCCTGTAACATTTTGCAACGTAGCCAAAACATAATTATTACCCGCCATTGCACCCATTATATCAATTGTGTATTGAGTAGATAAAGTTGATGGAGTAATTTTAATTGAATATGAACCTCCATCAGTTATAACATCTCCTACGGGGGTGCCAGTTTGACTTCCTAACTCTGGTCTTTTTTGAAAAAACAAACCAGCACCTTGACCGGTCATAATAAAATTTCCTGTTCTATTTAAATTATTAGTTAGTTCTGTTGTGTCTCCTGTTCCTGTGTACTCAAGTGGATTTGATGGAGTTTGTAATCCTATCCAAGTACCGCCAGTTTTTATTTTGCCAATGTCTCTGTGAAGCCATAAATAAAGACCATCCATTGCAGAACTATCAAAAAATCCACCTGTTTTAAATGTTAGACCATAGCGTTGTTCAATAGCTTTTATAATTAATGTAACTTTTATTGCTGGTTTCAAGTCCTCTGGCAATACACCTCTTTTATCGTTGTTATCTCCTGTTGTAGATATATTACCAACGTTACTTGTTTGACCTGTGTTATCTAATATATACCTCTGTGAATGTGTTATTAATGGAAATATTATTGCATCAGTATAAGCAACTGAATCTACAGTGAAATCTAAACCATCTTTAAGGCCGTTTTTTATGTTGGTAGCAGTAGCAACAGTATTAAAATTATTTAGCCATAATAATGTATCTAAAGAATCTTCTGACATTAAATCATTTATTGAAACAGTATTTCCAAAAAAAGTAACTTTATAAATGCTTGGTTTGTTGTTTTTCATAACAACATTTTCAAGTTTTAGTTTTCCTGTTTTGAAATCTAAATGATTAAGTTGGATTTTTGCATTTGAGAAAGTTTGATTATCAAACCCAACAACATCTTGATTATACCAATTTCTAAAAATTTTGTTATTTGTTTTAGAAGCTGGCAAATTAAATGTCTTAGTAAAATCAGTAAATATCTTATCAATATTTTTTACATCTTGTAGAACCTGCGTTAATGTAATTAAATCCTCATCCATTAAATCCAGATACTCAAATTTTTCAGAGTTTCCTGATGCCCTTAAAAAAGGTTGTATTAATAAACTTATTTTTTGCATTATCTTACATTGTTTATGTAGTCAAAACTCATTTCAAATTCCATAGTGTAATTGATTAACTTATCATTTAAACTTGTCTTTGTAGTAAATGATGAATCTTTAAGTATAGATGGCAACACAGTTCCATCTGAATTAACAAGCCATACATATTCACTTACTAAAAGCTCTTGAAAAGTTGTGTTCATGCTATCTTTTACAAATCCTGTATTTAAAACAATGCTTTCTTTAGCGTTTGTATTATAAGTTTTTACTGAATGTTCAGAAGTGCTGTAAGTATTATAAGTGCTAGATGAAACACATTCATCACTTATATTGAGTGCGCTTGTTACTTTGTTAGGAATGAAAATAGATTTGTTAAAACTTTCGCTTGTTGACTCTAAAGATGAGGTTGATTTTTTAAAAAAATACACATCTTGAAAAGCACCCCATCTATTTAAGAAAACACATTTAAAAGGAGAATATTTACATTCTTCAACTTGTTCAACTCTAATTGTTCTTGTGCTGCTTGTGTCATATGTTACAACTATGTTGTCAATGGTGTTGTTTGAACCTGTGCAATAAAATATTTTTTGATTAGAATTTCCATTATCTGTTATTGTCTGAGTTGATATTGTAGATGCTCCACTTTTAAAATCTACTGAATTAACTCTTTCTTTATTTACTGGAAGTTTTATTGCATCTCCTTTTTTAACCTGTATGTGGTTAGTAGTAATCATTGCTTCTGCTTCTGTTGTGAAGTTGACACCATCTTTAAAAAAATTAAATCCTTCTTGTGCTAGAAATGTGGTGTTAGTAGTAGCACCTATTGCAGTTCCATCAACAGTTCTCGCAGTAACAGCAGTTGTGGCCCATAAAGACTGTAAAGAACCTGAATATGAACCAGCAAAAGTTTGTACTAAGTATTGATTTATTATTTCTGATATTTCAAATGTAACAGAGGTTTCAGTTGGTAAAACTCTTTTTTCTAATGTTGTGGTTTCTGCTATACCCCCACAAGTTGGAACTTCGTTTATGTTTCCATTATAAACTGTAAGTACTAAACTAAAATAGCTTAGACTAGCATCAGCAACATCTGCTGTTCTTATAAAAAATGGACTTCTAGTTCTTATTATTGTACTCATAATTTTATATTGTCGTTAAATATTGCTTCAATCATTTCATCACTGTATTTATCAATGCCAGCTTCAAATGGTTTAGTAAAAAACATTGTTGCTCTTATTCCTTTGCTTTGTATGCTTTTGGCTATCAGAAAGGATAACGACTTTTTAAAACCAACTGAGCTAATGCTTCTTTTTTTAAATTTTCCACTTTTAGTTCTTGGCGCTATTCCTTTTTTTATTATCCACTTATCAAAAGCTTGAGGAGGTGGCATTTTGTTTCCATACTTGTAAGGAGAAGAAGCCGTTGCTGAATCTGCGTAATAACTATTTTTACCCCTTACACCTTTATCTAAGAACTTACCATACTCTAAACTTTTAAATGTTACTCTAGTGCCATTTATTTTATAGTCTAAACTGTTGTAAAGGTTTTTACTTGAATTATAAGTACCTCGTTTACCACCTTTAGTTAAGTTAGTCCTAGCTTGTTGTATTACATACTTAGCATACTTTTCTAATATTTTATTGAATTGGCCCATTAGCAATATGTCATTTCTGTTTTAGCTCCTATATCAAATGTAATTGCCCAGCCAGCAAGTGC